TTCGGAATACAGTTCCGAAGCCGAACTTCAGGCAGCGATCAGCGGGGGTGAAAACTGATGGGATCCCGATACACTGCATACGAACCCGGTGAAACGGTTCCCGTGGAAGTAACCGATGCTGCTGAACCAGGCGATCTGGTGGAAGTGGCCGGTGAAGGTGAATCGTTCACCCAGGTGCAGCAGGCCACGGATGATGCTGCTGCACTGGGGATGCTGGTTTCCTCGGATGGAACCACCGATGCGGCTGTGAAGGTGGATAAGCCCATCCGATACCTGAACCCCGAAGGCACGTACACTGCCACGGCTGGGGATCTGGTAGCAGAACGGGCTGGTGGAACTGTTTCCGATACCGATGGCGGGGCTGCCGCTGTGGATCGAACGAACGCTTACGGCCAGGTGTTCAGCACGAACGTTCGATCCCTTCACATCGGTGATCGCATCGCTGTGGCCGTTTACAGGTGATAACAGATGGCATTTACACTTTCGAAGGCTGATACGATCAGCCCCAAAACGCTGCGGAACGAAATCGTTCGGGATCTGGATAACCAGAACCGCCAGAACGCACTGATCGCCACTGAAGTGTTCCCGCTGGTGGAACTGTCCGACAGCGAGGAAACATACTTCACGATGGATGGCGGGGAAATGCCGCTTCCCCGTGGGGATCTGGCGGCAGAATCGGCTGTCGTGGATATGAACGACATCGATGAAGATACCATCGGTGTGGAAACGTTCAAAGCAAAGATCAGCCCCGAAAAGGGTGCGAACACCGAACTGAACACGGATCAGGAAATCCTGAACCTGTTCGAAGCCGCTGCCGATACCCTTCGGCTTCGGCTGGAAATCGCTCGATCCCTGGTGGCCTGGCAGGGTTACGGTGGAATCGATGGGATGATCGGATCGGATGGTGCCACCGCACACCCCGACATCGATGCTTCCCACGTGTTCACCAGCCTTACGGCCTTCAGCGATGCAGCGAACAGCACCCCCCAGGATGCGTTCACCGATGCGGAATTCCAGATCACGAACGATGGCGATGATCTCGATTCCGCTGGCCAGATCACGGCCTATATGTCGCCATCCGCGCTTCGGGATCTGAAGCAGAACGATGATCTGGAATCCCGGTTCAGCGGTGTGGAAACCCAGGGGCTTACCGAAGATCAGGTGGCTAACACCCTTCCCGTGGATAACATCCAGGAAGTTCGCACCCAGATCATCCGAACGGATGCGAACGGCCAGCCGGTGGATGATTCCGGGAACGTCGTGGAAGATCCGGGGAACGCTGCAAAGGATAACATCCTGGAACCCCACGACGGAACGGCGAACGTTCGGAACGTCGTGATCGGTGCGCCTGGCCGGGTTTCGGCGTTCATCCCGTGGTTCGCTGATCGCCTGGCCGAACACGGCGAACAGGCCCCGCCTGGCGGGGATTTCGCTGTGGATATGGGGAACGGCTTCATCACCCAGATGTGGACGGAAAACGATCCCCTGGTTACGTGGTTCAAGATCGCCCAGGAAATCGGATTCCACCTGCACCGCCCAGATAACTGGGCGATCCTTCAAGACATCTAACGATGTCCGAAGAACTGCACTGGCCCCGAAGGGCCACGTTCGTGGAACGATCTTCCGAGGGGGAAGATTCCGAAGAACGGCGATACGTGGGGCCTGGCACGTTCGAAGTGCCAGATGCACACGTGGAAGCGTATCTGGATCGAGGCTGGGAACGGCCTGATCCCGAGACAGCCACTGCTGCCGTGGAACAGCCCGAACCCGAGGAAGCAGCCGAAGCCAAAACCGAGGCAGATGCAGATGGTGATGATGGCTTCGATGCTGCTGGGTTCGTGGATGAATCCTGGCAGGCAGTGAAGGCAGCCATCGAAGATGGTGAAGCCGATGGCCACCTGGCCGATGTCCGTGAAGCCGAACAGGATCGGGAAGGTGAAGCCCGTTCCTCGGTGATCGAGGCACTGGATCAGCGGGCTGGGTGATCCCCTATGCCGTGGCTTCAGGATCTGGTAACACTGGCCCAGGATTATCAGTGGATGATGATCCTGGGGATGTGGATCACCGCCATCGTAGGGATGCGGTATCTAAACACCCAGATCCAGGAAAACGGCAGCGACATCGAGGAAGTGGCCGATGAACAGCAGGTGCTGGAATCTGATCTTCAGCGGGTGGATCAGAAACAGGATCACATCGTGAACCGCCAGGAAATGGTGCTGGAACGGGTGGGGATGAACGCCCAGGAAATCCAGGAAATTCAGGAAGAAACAGCCCGACTGGATGAAAGGCACCAGGCCGAAGATACCTTCTATCGAGGGGGCAGCCCAGGTGAAGGTGATTAACCGTGGGTGAAATCACTTCCTCGGATCTGGATCAGGATCACTGGGCCACCAGCGATGGTGTGCGTGAATACGTGGATATTCCCGTGAAGGGCCAGGAACGGGATGTGGAAACGTTCATCACCAGTGCCACGGACAGCATCCAGGCGTGGTGGAAGCGGAACACCGATGGGGATATTCCCGAGGATCTGCCTGATGCTTCCAGCATCGAGGCTGATCACCCCCTGCTGGTGAAGGCCACCGAACTGCTGGCTGCCTCGGAAGCACACGAGGCAGTGGCCCAGAACTTCCGATCCGAGGAAGATGAAGGCCAGAAAAGGCACGTGTTCCTGGAATCCCGTGCTAAATCGAAGTTCGATGACTGGGTGACAGTGAACGGCTTCGATGTCACTGATACCACCCAGGCCCAGGGATCGGATTTCCCGGCCACTGGCCGATCCAGTGGCCTAACCGATTTCGGTGGTGATTATGGCTGATCTGAACATCGAAGTGGATGTTCCTTCCCGTGCCAGCAGCCGATGGAAACAGATCCTCGGTGATGGTGCGGAAGATGCAGTGGATCAGTTAACCACCCTGGCTGAAGGCCATATGAAAGCGGAAGCCCCCGAAGGTGTGGGGATTCCGAACGTGAATATGGCCACCACCATCAAATCGGTTACAGAATCCCGTGATCCGTATCGGGTTTCCGTGGCCCCTCGGAAGAAAACCGAGGAAGGATGGCCGCTGCACCACGCCATCATCGAGGGAACCAGTTACGATACTGCCCCACCACCGCTGGATCCGACCCTGGCGTGGGCCAGGGCAAAGATCACCCCCGAGGCTGGCAGCACGATGCGGGAAGCAGCCGATGCGATCCGCTGGAACATCTTCCACACCGGCCACGAAACGTTCCCGAACGAATTCGTGGATGATTCCCTCGATAAGTGGGAATCCCAGGCTGATCAGATCGCCCAGGATGCAGTGGATGATGCGTTCGATACTGGGGGTGCAGCCTAATGCCCACGGAAGCAGGCTTCGATCCCGCTGATTTCAGTGGCTTCACCGAAGCACATCTGGAAGTGATGGAACGCTTCCGGGATGTGGCCGTGGATAACCACCTGGATGGCGGGAACCTCGATGGATCGGGATCGAACCCGGATGTGATCCACCACATCAAAGGGGTGGTTTCAGCCGAACAGTTACTGAACCAGTATGAACTGCCGGTGGTGATGTCGGTTCCCACTGGTGTGGGTGATCAGCCTCGGAACATCCAGGCTAATGATACCACATACGGGTTCAGCATTTCGGCGTTCGTGGCCGATTATGATCAGCAGTATGGGCTGGAACTGGCCCAGATCATCATCGGGAACATCGTGGATAACGTCGAACAGAACCGAACGCTTCAGAAAGCCGATGGCAGTGATCCCATCGCTAAGGATGCACATCTGGCTGGTTCAGACAGTGTAAGTTTCGATTTCACCCTGAACGTGGCCGGTGAAAAAGTGCATCTGAAATACGGTTCAGCCGATTTCACCGTGGAAACGAAACGGCGAAAACCGTGATCTAACCAGATATGGCACGTGAACTTCCAAAAAAGGAACCTGAAGATGATGATGGCGATCCCATCACAGAATTCATCCAGTTCCGAGGCAGGCAGGCTTCGGTGGTTCTGGATGAATTCGGGATCAGGTTCCAGATGATCGATAAGGAAGCCCCTGAAGGGGGCTTCCTGATGCACGAACCCCTGCCTATCGCTTCCGAGGAAGCGATCCGGGCAGGTGAAGCACCACCGAACGCGGTGGCCGAAGCCGTGGCTGAAGAACTTACCCACGGGGAACTGTCGAACCCGCTGATCCAGTATGGCGTGGTGTGCGAACACCCCACCGATGATGGGATCTGTGGGAAGGTGTTCCCCAGCGTGAAATCGCTGAACGGCCACCTTAGCAGCCACTACCAGGGGGAAGGATCAGAAAACCAGCGTGATGCGGATTCATCTGATTCCCCCACCGAGACAGATGCAGGTGATCAGTAAATGACCCAGAACATCGGAACAGATGGCCAGTCGCATATGGGATACTGTGGGCTGGCCGAAGAATCGAGTTATGGCGGTGGGGGCAGCCCCAGCGTGTTCCTTCCGATTAACTCGGATGGATTCAGTGCAGAAAACGGCGTGCTGTTCAATTCGAACATCCGGGGCAGATCCCGCTTCACCGGAACTGCCGGTGTGTTCGAAGATGATGGCAGCGTGGAAATGGTGGCAGGCCCCGAAAACGGGATGGGGCTGCTGCTGAAGGGTGCGTTCGGATCCACATCCGTTTCCCTGGCTTCCGAGGGATCGGGAACGGATAACGTGGGAACGCACACGTTCACCACGGATAACAAACTGCCATCCTGGGCTGTCGAAATCGGCCTGGGGGCCATCGATGCTGCACGCCATCGAGGTGTGGGGATCGATTCCCTGGAAATCAGCCACACCCCGGAAGAATACCTGATGCTGTCTGCCAGTATGACAGCAAAGGATTTCGAACTTCAGGGAACCCAGGCCACGCCCACCTATTCCGACCTTCGGCCTTTCGTATGGCACGATGGCACGGTTACGGTGGATGGATCGGATCGATCCGTGGATCTGGCCGAACTTACGGCCACGATAGAAAACGACATCGATGAAAAGATCCGAGGGGAACGCACCCCGACGAAAGCCCACGTGGGAACCCGAACCGTATCTGGTTCGTTTAACCTCGATTTCGAAAACATCGAGGTTCTGGAAATGTTCCTGGGCGGGGCTGCTGGCAGTGGCACCCAGACAGTGCAGGATGCACTGTATAAGGCCAGTATGAACGCGGTGTGGACATCCCCGGAAAACGTCGTGGATGGGGGAACCAGCCAGTACGAACTGGAACTGGATTTCCCGAACATCACCCTTTCAGCCCACGATGCCCAGGTGAACGAACAGGATGCGATCATCGAAAACATCGAATTCGATGCTGAAGATACCGCATCCACTTACGATGTGCAGGCCACGCTGGTGAACGGCCAGACATCCGCTTACTGATCCTCGATGTCGCTGGGGATCAGCCTTCAGCGGGATCACCACATCTGCATCGGTGCTGTATTCCTGCTGGGCTGAATAGATCCTTCACGTGCCACGCATCAGCCTCGGATGGGATCCCCACAGCACCCCTTCACGTTCCTTAGATCGGATCCCACTGAACGGCTGTTATCTCGATGTTAGGTGTTAGCCACGAAAAACGGTGTGGGGTTAGGCAGATCCACCCCACGAACAGCAGACTAACAGAAACGTAACGGCAGGATCTGCACGCTTCCCAAAGCCTCTTATCCACCGCTTCCGCATAGTGTAGTGTTAGATAGTGGAAACACTGGGGAACCCTTCCTGCCCTAACTACTACTTAGACAGTTAGGGCAGGAAATCTAACCGACACACCGATTTTACGGCCTAACACCTAACCGTGAACTAACAGCGAAAAATGCCGCTTTCTGGCGGCTGCTATTCAGCCAGCCAGATGCAGTTCTTCCCTCGGTGCTTATCCATCCGTGTTTCCCCGGGGAAGAACCCGTTTTCCCGGTGTTCCACCAGGCGTTCCATTATCCGTTTCGCCTGCACCGATGGGTTCGCTGAATCCTTCAGATCGAACCACTTCACGACATCCGAGGAAGATACAGGTGTTCCCACCCGGTTCTTCCGTATGATCTTGAAGAATAACTTCCTGGATCGGGCTTCCACCAGGCTGCCGTTCCCCTCGGGGATTTCCACGAACTGCTGGATGAATTCCGCACCGGCTTCACCCCCGATCTTCCCGGCTTCTAACTGTTCAGCCACTTCCTGCACCGTGGTGGCTTCGAATTCGACATCTTCCACCTGGCGTTCCAGATCCTCGATGCGTTCGGCCTGTTCCTCGATCACTTCCTGCATCTGCCCCATCTGTTCACGCTGATCCAGGATTAACTGGTGAAGTTCGTGCCTCGATGGGGCTGATTCTTCGGCCACGGATTCCGTTTCGGCCTGCTGCCGATCCAGGTGGGCCAGCACCTGATCATCCGTGGGTAGTGATTCATCTACTTCCGAGGGATCTTTACCGATCCCGGTTTTCGGGCTGCTTCCCATACTGATCACCGTTCCAGCGTGCCACCGTTCCACCAGTGGGCTGCTGGATGATTCAGACAGATACGTTCCTGGGTGAAGTAAGTTCGGGAACTGTTAGGTTCGTGTTAGGGAACCCCCGAGGAATCCAGCGTGATGCTGGTTTATGCGGTGAACTGCCGTTCCTCGGGATATGGCGACTGATTCCACCGAGGCTGATTCCGAGGGAACCGAGGAAGTGCAGTGGGCTTCCAGCCAGTCTTACCAGGAACAGACAGCGGAAATGGAAGTGGTGATCCTGCCGGATGGCCAGATGAAGATGAAGATCGCTGTGATGCAGCCCACAAAGTTCGCATCACTGATCGATGAATACGGGATCACCGATATGGCCCAGGATCTGGATGAACTGGATCCTGATGCAGATCTGTCCGACACTGGCGATGTGGATCTGGATGATGTAAGCCAGGAAGATCTGGATGAACTGGATGAACAGTTCCGAGTGATCCTGTTCTTCCGGGATGTCATTATGCCCCAGGTGGTTCGGCCACAGAACGTTCACTGGGCGAACCCCGAACACATCGGGGATCCCGACTGGTTCGATCTGTCCGATCTGACTGATCGGGATCGCACCTTCCTGATCGGGGCAGTGACTGGCCAGGATCCAGATCAGTTACTGGAATCTGCCCAGGATCGGGTGGAATCCTTTCAAAAGTAACCCGGTGATGCTGAAAGCGGGGCTGATGGCACGTGAATACGGAAAACTACCCACCGAAGTGCTGGGCGAACACCATCTGGCCACTGGCACCCGCTTCCACCTGGATTACGACATCTACGCGGCCACATCGAAGCACATCCAGGAAAAGCGGGAAGAACGGCGTGAACAGATGGATCCGAACAGCAGCAGGGTGGGCAGCCCCCGAGACAGAAAGAATATGATCGAGGATCAGAACCAGCGGGCAAAGCAGCGGGAATCGATGGAACAGGCCGGGATGAAGGCACCTTCCCCGGATGGGCAGATGTCGAAACTTCAGGAACTGAAGCAGGAACGGCGTGAAGCCAGGCAGATCCAGGAACAGGGGCCTGCCCCGGAACGGGTGGATCAGGATGGCTGATGCGAACGTTCGGGTGCTGGTTTCCGCACTTACCGAGGCAGCCGAAGAATCCCTGGATGATGTGGGTGCTGAAATGGGGAACCTTCAGGCCGATGGCCACCTGGCGGCTGAAGGGCTGGATGCTGCCCAGGGTGAAATGTCGGCTGCCACCCGTTCTGCACTGATCCTTCAGTCTGCACTGGATGAAGTAGGGGATGAAGCCGTATCATCCGGCGTGAAGGCCCAGTTCCTTCAGGATGCACTGGATGAAGTGGGCGATCAGGCTACCCAGGCAGCCGTTCAAAGCCAGGCTGCATCAGGTGCGTTTTCCAGCCTCTCGATCAGCAGCCAGGGTGCCAGCCTATCCATCGGCAGCCTATCCACGGCGTTCACGCTGTCGCTGATCCCGGCTGTAATGACAGCAGCCACCGTTCTGGCCCCACTGATCGTTATGCTCGGGGCTTTGGCTGCTGGGGCAGTGGCACTGGCCGGTGCCTTCGGCCTTATCGTGGGTTCGGGGATCCTGGCGTTCGGCCAGCAGCGGGCTGAACAGAACCAGGAAGAACTGGATCAGACTAACAGGCTGATCGATCAGTACGAAACGATGCGGGAAACCACGGGTTCCCTTACAGCCCAGCAGGAAGATCGGCTGAAGCAGTTAAAGGAAAAGAAGAACGAACTGGAAGATCAAACCACGGCCACGGGTGCCTTAGCGGGTGTGGTGGGGGATCTGAAGGAAGAACTGGCCCCACTTATCGTGGATTTCGGCAGGGAATTCATCCCGCTGATTAAGGAAGCCGTGGATGGGATCCCAGATCTGGTTCGGGAAATGCTGAACGCGGTGGGTGGCACCGATGCGTTCAAAGAGGCACTTCGAGGCTTCGGGGCTTTGATGGCCGATGTCCTTCCCGCACTGG